AAACTGTCCGTTGTACCGTGTATTAGCAGCCCAGCCAAGAGACTCAACTCCTTGTAGCCACACCCGTGCGCCTTTCTTGGTTGGAGCTACAAGAGTGCGCCCTGTTTGCTTACACATTGCTGTGTCTCCTTTGTTGCGTTGGTTTAATCGTGGACACCTTAGCAGATGCCCACTGTTAAATCAACCCTCTACCTTGTAAAAATATTTGACCTTGCGTCTCCCTGCGCTGTCAGCAGTCCAATCAATCAACTGCCCGTCGCGCACACAAATCGCATGGCCTGATACTGCTACATAGTAAGAGCCCTTTGAATACTGTCGGCAGAATTGGTTTAAAGTAGGCAATGCTCTGCCCGTCATTGATTCTGCAAACTCTTCCTTGATTGTTTCGTGGTCAACGCCTGTCAGAATTTCAATAGCTTTGGAAATCTGAGTAATGTTCGCGCCTTTACGAAACTCGCGCCCTGCTTTTTTCATTGTCCTATGGGCTTTACCGTAAGACAAATTGTAGCATCCCGCTAACGCTTTTACAGTACAATCAGACGCTGTTTTACGTCCCCGTGCGTTTACGTATGTTTCCCCGTAACGCTCGCTCTGAACCTGTAAATCGCTAAACTTTTGCATGGTTGTTTCCTCCAGTGGTGACAACATTGGAACGCACGTTGATGCGCTCTAATGTTGCCACCGTGCTACTCGCGTGGACCGTTGGTGCCGTGGATTGTCTGCCCGTTGGCTGGCCCGTGTGCTTTCGCGTGGTGGCGACTGCTTCCGTGTGTGGTCGTCTGGTGGATCGCTCTGGTTCGTTTCTGTCCTTGGATACCCTCAGACAGTACGCTCACGCCATTGCTACAGACTCTCAGCGAAGCCCAACAGGAAACCCTACGTTGGCTAGGTCGGACTCAGGCTCTCGCCCTACGCTACTCGCTGATCCGCTGGTGGGTATCCACCGTTGGGCTTTCGCTTCCAGTTGGTAACCACTATACGCGAATCCCCGATATGTGCAACGGTAATATTCACATTTTATTTCACCTGTTTTTCTTGACTTTGACCCGTGTTGTGTGCTTGGGGTTGGCTAGAGGGTCCTACACTAGTCCACACACTTTGTCAACGTGAATTTTACACTTGACTTCGTGTGTCTCCCGTGGTTGCGGCCTTGGGTGAAACGTAAGCAAAACCCGTGCCAACTTTGGGTGCGCCAGGATTGGCATGATTCTTGCATTAGCAAAACCTGTGCCAACTTCTTTGGTATTATTTACGTTGACTTGGGGGTGGGCTTGTGTTAGACACGGGGGGAGGGGGTTGACCTGTGTTAATTATAGTTGTACCCACCTCTGTTCATAAAAGAGTCAAATCAGCTAAAAAATAGGTAAAAAAGAGTGATTCTGACTCGTGTACAACCTCCTGATTTACCTCGTGATTTACTCAGGCCGGGGCCACAAGTGTAAATACAGTGTCTTTAAGTATAACTTGTGACTTATTTACTATAAATAATGCTTGACTTTTGAGTAAAAATATGGTATAATATACAGTATATACTAGGTTGTACTTAGTTACACAGATGCGGGGCTTAGTTTACTACTAAACAGTTCGTATAGATCCCCTCATATGTCACAACCTAGGTAGGGGACTCATGCGAACTAGCGTTAAACACAAGGAAACAGGAGAATGTCGGGAGATGACACCCTAGAACCTCAAGAAAACACCCTAGAAGCCCAAGCAGAGGCTAGAAAAGAGATAAATCTACGTAAGAGGTCTAGGGGTAGACCAAAAAAGAAAGAAATATCAGCTAAGTCTAAGGGCGGCAGAGGGGTCCGTGGGCGTCCAAAGGGTGACGCCGCTATAATTAACGAGTACAAAGCTCGTATGCTAGCGAGTCCCAAGTCAGTTAGAGTCCTAGAGACTATCTTTGAGGCCGCACTGGACCACGACCACAAGAACCAAGCGGCGGCTTGGAAATTAGTAATGGACAGGATACTACCTGTAGGTGCATTTGAGAAGGAGGTCACCAAAGATGGAGGCAGAAGTGCGATCCAGATTAATATCACTGGGGTTGGAGGCGCAACAGTTGATTCTAGCTATCCAGAGAGTAGTACTATTGAAGGCGAACTCGTTGATTGACGAGGCAGAGTCCCAAGCAGAGCTTATGTTTGCTTACGTGAGGTCCAGAGTTAATTGAGATACTTTACAGTAGACGAGTTCAACTGTCAACACACAGGTGAAAACAACATGGAACCTGAGTTCATGGAAATGGTAGATGAACTCAGGGGTCGGTGTGGTTTTCCTTTTGTTATCACCAGCGGCTTTAGAAGCCCTACCCACCCCATAGAAGCCAAGAAAGATGTACCGGGAACCCATTCGCAAGGAATAGCGGCAGACATAAAAATAACTAACTCTGCTCAGCGGTACACAATAATAAGAGAGGCACTTCAGATGGGCTTTACGGGTATAGGCGTCGCTGGTGACTTTATTCACGTAGACACACGGGGTTCTGCTCCTGTGATTTGGACTTACTGATGCTGTACACAAGACATAAAACCCTTACAGATAATACAGAGCAATCAATACTAACAATTCCTAGTGGACACGTAGCCCACGTAAAGTACATTTTTGTTGCTAACCACGGAGGTTCTACGAACCAAATAGACCTCTTCTGGGAAATTGGTGGTACACCTGAAGTGTACATTATGGACGGCACTAGCATTGGCTCTGGAGGCAGAGAAATACTAGGAGACTCAGGGTCTGGTGTAGTTTTTGTTTTGCACGAAAGCGAAACAGTAAAAGCACAGGCGTCATCAGCAACAGGAAGTGTAGAAGTTGTGTTAACTCTAGACTTGTTACCACGACCGCCTGTATTTGTAAACTTTAACGGTCCATAAAAATGATTACTTTTCTAGGCGCTGATTGGTGTCCTGCTTGCAGAAGAACTAAGAAGACCTTAAAAGAACTCAACATGGAGTACAAGTACGTTGAGATACCTCCCGGTCAAGCTGGTTGGGATTTGGTGGAAACGATGACAGGGAAGCGGTCTATACCACAAATATTCTACCACTTTGGTGGATCTAAAGACTTTAACGAAGCACTAACATCTCTCAATCTCACAGGAGAAACAACTCAATGATGAAATATCTTTTAGCCTCTCTTTTTCTGTTTTCATCTGCTGTTTTTGGACAGACCGTCATTCACTACAACGACGGCTCTACGTACACGCTAGAAAACGGTGAGTTTGTTGTAGTAGCAAACCACAACGTCTTTGCTAAAACAGCGTACACTACTGGTGGCGTACACTTTAGGCCGCTGAAGCCTAACGCCAAGCGTGACTTTGTACCAGCAGAAACTGACGGCATGGAGCCGGGTTCTGACGAGTGGTGTGAAACTTACGTACCGTTCCAAAACGGCTACACGTTTGACGATCAAATGTGGCAGAGGGCTTGCCAAGGCTAAAACTTGACAGACCTAAACGTACAACTGTTGCCGTGGCAACAAGAGGTCTACTCTGATCCTACTAGGTTCAAGGTAGTAGCCGCTGGGCGAAGAACAGGGAAGTCTCGCCTAGCCGCTTGGATGTTAATTATTAACGCCCTACAGTCCGACAAAGGACACGTTTTTTACGTTGCGCCCACGCAGGGACAAGCCCGTGACATCATGTGGCAGACCCTGTTGGAGCTAGGACACCCTGTTATATCTGGATCTCATATTAACAACCTCCAGATTAGGCTGGTCAACGGGGCCACGATTACTCTCAAAGGAGCCGACAGGCCAGAGACAATGCGTGGTGTGTCCTTGAAGTTTCTCGTGATGGACGAGTACGCAGACATGAAGCCTGAAGTCTGGGAACAAATTCTCCGTCCAGCACTGGCTGACCAGAAGGGATCAGCAATGTTCATAGGTACGCCTATGGGAAGAAACCACTTTTATGAACTGTTTAAACACGCAGAGCTAGGTGACGATGAGACTTACAGGGGCTGGCATTTCACCAGCTACGATAATCCAATCTTGGACCCAAACGAAATTGACATGGCAAAAAAGTCAATGTCAAGTTACGCCTTTAGACAAGAGTTCATGGCCTCGTTTGAAGCCAGAGGCTCAGAGATGTTCAAAGAAGATTGGATCCAGTTCGGAGAAGAACCAGAAGACGGGGACTACTACATCGCTGTTGACTTGGCTGGCTTTGAGGACGTAAACAAGAAACGGACGAAGAACACTAAACTAGATGAAACCGCAATCGCTGTCGTTAAAGTTGGTACTGATGGTTGGTACGTTGATAACATTATACATGGGCGGTGGGAGCTTAACGAGACTGCCACCAAGATATTTCAGGCCGTTAGAGACTACAGACCCGTTAGCGTTGGTATTGAACGAGGGATTGCAAAGCAAGCAGTCATGAGTCCCTTGATGGACCTAATGAAACGCTACGGGCAGTTCTTCAGGGTAGAAGAGTTAACCCACGGTAACAAAAAGAAGACTGACAGGGTAATGTGGGCGCTACAGGGGCGCTTTGAAAACGGATACGTAACCCTAAGCAAAGGAGAGTGGAACAGTAGGTTCTTGGACCAACTCTTCCAGTTTCCTGATGCACTAACCCACGACGACTTGGTTGACGCACTGGCGTACATAGACCAGTTAGCTAAGGTAGCGTACAGTTACGACTTTGAGATTGACGACCACGAGATACTAGACGTAGTAGCAGGATACTAGATGAAAGTTTTCAGACCCTTCAATACCTACGGAATATACGCAATCAGTACTGTAGTGTTTTTTACACTAGGGTACTGCGTTGCCGTACTTTAAGGAACATAAGATGGCAGAAGAACTATACAGCCCAGATCCTCTGATGATAGAGGAGTCTCTGGAAGAGTGGGTGATGACCAAGTGTGAAAACTGGAGAGATCACTATGAGTCAAACTACGAAGAAAAATTTGAAGAATACTATAGGCTATGGCGAGGTCAATGGGACCCTGCTGACTCCGAGAGAGCATCGGAGCGTTCTAGAATTATCTCTCCTGCGCTTCAGCAGGCTGTAGAGTCTAACGTAGCGGAGCTAGAGGAAGCCACGTTTGGCAGAGGTAAGTGGTTTGACATCTCTGATGACGCAAACGACCAAGACAAGCAGGACATCCTGTACCTCCGCAAGAAGCTAGCTGAAGACTTTGAAGCCTGTAAGGTACGTAAGGCTGTAGCTGAGTGCCTCATCAATGCCGCTGTGTTTGGCACAGGTATCGGTGAGATTACGCTGGAAGAGATCAAAGAGATGGCCCCAGCTACCCAGCCGATCATGAACGGACAGTTGACTGCTGTGGGTGTAAACATTACCGACAGGGTTGTAGTAAAGCTGAAGCCCGTGTTGCCTCAGAACTTCCTGATTGACCCTGTGGCTACGTCCGTTGAGGACGCTATGGGTGTCGCTGTAGACGAGTTTGTGTCTAAGCACAGCGTAGAGCTACTACAGGAGCAAGGCGTGTACAGGGACGCTTACATTGAGTCTGCGGCCCCTGACAACGACCTAGAGCCTGACCAAGACCTAACGATCTACAACGATGACAAGGTACGACTGACAAAGTACTACGGTTTAGTGCCTCGTGAGTTGCTAGAGGCTGAAGACGTAGACGTAGACGATGAGTCAAAGTACGTTGAGGCTATCGTAGTTATCGCTAACGGCGGTACACTCTTGAAAGCCGAAGCTAACCCTTACATGATGCAAGACCGTCCTATTGTTGCGTTCCCTTGGGACGTAGTACCCGGACGGTTCTGGGGCAGAGGCGTGTGCGAAAAGGGCTACAACAGCCAAAAGGCTCTAGACACAGAGCTACGCGCACGTATTGACGCCCTGTCACTCACTATTCATCCTATGCTGGCGATTGACGCAACTAGATTGCCTAGAGGCGCTAGACCAGAAGTTCGCCCCGGCAAGATGATACTAACTAATGGAGATCCCCGTGAAGTACTTCAACCTTTCAACTTTGGTCAAGTGGGGCAAATCACTTTTGCACAAGCCGCTAGCCTTCAACAGATGGTGCAACAAGCAACTGGAGCCGTGGATTCCGCTGGAATTGCGGGACAAGTCAATGGTGAAGCTACTGCCGCTGGCATTAGTATGTCTCTTGGTGCTATTATTAAGCGTCATAAGCGCACTCTTATAAACTTCCAGCAGTCTTTCCTACTTCCGTTTGTAACCAAAGCCGCACACCGATATATGCAGTTTGACCCTGAGAACTACCCCGTAGCTGACTACAAGTTCAACGCTACGAGTACTCTGGGTATCATCGCTCGTGAGTACGAGGTTACACAGTTGGTGCAACTCTTGCAGACGATGAAGCAAGACAGCCCACTGTACCCTGTGCTAATCCAGAGCATCATTGATAACATGAACCTCAGTAACCGTGAGGAGCTTATTGCGGCAATGCAACAAGCTTCACAACCCGATCCTCAAGCACAGCAGATGGCACAGATGGCTCAACAATCACAGCTTGAGTTCCAGCAAGCGCAGACTGCCGCTCTACAGGGTCAGGCCGCAGAGTCTCAGGCTAGGGCTAC